TAGACTGGGAGAACTTTAAAGAGTATGACGATAATGTTGAAGGCGCTCAGACTTTGAGCTGTACTGCAGGAGGCTGTGAGATTTAACCCCTAAGTGTGTCTTTATAGCCCCGCTTCGGCGGGGTTCTTTTTGTTTCTTATAATGTACAAATTGTTAGTAAATCTTAATAAATACCGACATTGTGTTACACGAAATTCCTAGTACCAGCCTTATCAATAATTAAGGCTTGTCTTCTGGGCTTGTCAGAAGTAGCGTTAGGAACGCTTATATGCGTCCAAGAGCCGAATTCTTCGATGATTTGGTCATACCCTATATTAGCTGCAATGCACGCCTCTACGACCTGTTTAGGGGTCATTCCGGGGACTCTAATATCAGCAGCACAGCCTATTCTATGTTGGCTAGTATCCTTGCTACCGACAGAGTCATTGACTGGTTTAGACCTAAAGCCAGAATTAATCATTATTGGCTTGTTTAGGAGGGTTCTGACTTGCTCTAGCAAGGCTGCTAAACGAGTTAGATTAGTAACCTCACTGGCGTTGGGGGTATTATCTAGGTTCTTACGCTCCGCTACTTCAGAGTGGGTTAGTTCTTCTAGGGTGAAATTAGGGCTTAGGTTCATCTTTACCTTTCTTCATATCCATTATCTTCTCCAGAGTACGACCACCAAAGTAGAAAGACATAATAAGCATTCCCCATTGACCTAATAGTTCAACATAGTTGTTGTTGACTTCAATGTCCCATGCGGACATCGTAGCGAATGCTGAATAGACAAACAGAATAAACACTAGAGTCATCGGTCGTATGTTCTTTGACAACCAAGAGTCCGAAGCCATGTCTGCTTCGTGTCGTTTAGTGAGTTCTTGTGCCTCTATATTATCAGCTTGTAACTCAGCTAGTTTACCTTCCTGTTGCATCTGTAAGAGTTCTTTCTGAGCCTTTGCTTTAGCTTCAGGGTCAGGAATGAATTTATCTAGGACTTTCATCCCAACATCGAATAGTGCCATTAATGGTAACATTATTGTTTATACCCCCAAGTTAGATACCAAGCAATGACCGCAGCCACTGCATAGCACATGAACATTGCTCTACGAACCTTTGCCAAATCTTGTTTAAACTCTCTAGTAAGTTCATTGTCTTGTTTCTCTATCTTTTGTTTAATCGATTCGATTTCAGACCAGCGTTTAGCTCCATGCTTTCTTATGAAATCAGCTTTGACTTTAGCTTCCTCGATACGGATGGTTTCTTGGCGTTGCCATTCCATCAAAGCTCTTTTAAAATACTGTTCTTTAGCGACCTGAGATTCTTTTATCTGTCTTCTACGCTCTAGGTCTTTCTGCTGTGCTACTGCTGCAGCGTCCTTCTGTACATCGGTAATGCTTTTGGTAATAGATTTACTAGCCTCACGACTAGCATCCATACTACTGGTTACAGACTTTGCTCCTTCGATAAAACCAAATTGGTCTGACATAGTTCATATTCTTATTGTCCCGGAGGATTTAATGCTCCAGTGAGTAAACCTACATATCCTAAGTTAGGTGCTGGTGCTTGTGCGCCTGAAGCAATTTGTTTAACTGCTTGCTGTGCCGCTCTACGACGCAAGGCTCCTTGTAATAAATCTGCAGCTAAACCAGTTCCAGCAACCGTAGTCGTAGCGACAGGGGCTTGAGTAAATGCATACGCACCTCCAGCGGCAGCTAATTTAGAACGAAGAGGACTAAACTGTGCTGCAAGTGTTAATACTGGGTCTAAAGTTCCACCTTGAGCAACAGATTTAATAATGTTTTGTTCTGTTTTATTAAACAGTTTCATTTTATCTTTATTTGCAGCAATGTTAATAAATCCACGACGGATTAATTCACTTTCTGATGCTTTAGGGTCTATTGCTTTTGCTTCTGCAGTGTTTAAAGCATCGTCTAATACGGATGCACGACTAGCATTTCGCCAGTCTTTTCTAGCAGACATAACATTTTTAACTGCATCATCTAGACCAGCTTTGCCAGCAAGAATATCTTTACCAGATAAGTTACTAATGTAATCATCAACTTTAGAAACAGCAACACCGCCTAACCGACTAATATCAGCATCTTTGCTCATTCGTAAATCATTTAACGAACTACGAATCTTCTCTAGTGCAGTAAACGACACGCCTTTAGGTTGTTGATTAATTATTTTAGTAACTTCTTCAAGAGTAGCATTAACAGAACTTGCTTGAGGTGTACCCGGAATCATTCGTGCATCATCTAAAGCAACTCTCACATCATCAACTAGTTTAAGTGTTGAAGTAGGTTGAATGGTTACACCTTGACTGTCCATCTTATTATACGAATCAGACGCTCTTTTCTTTACTTCTTCCATTGTAAATAGCGGAGCTTTACCGGGTGCGGTAGCGCTTAAAACTTTCCCTGTTGCGGCAGCACCAACTGTACCAAAACCAACACCCGCAACTAAGGCAGCCAAATCACTTCCAGTAATATCTTTAACCTTTTCTGCAATAGGCTGGCTAACTAAACCAGCAACAGCAGCCGATGGAATTTGTCTAGCCATGTCTGATGCCAATGCTGGAACATTAGGTGCTAATTTAGCGAGACCAGCAGTGCTTGCCATTGCTTGTGTACCGGCTTGAACTGCTCGTTCTGTGGTTGTTTCAGGGGTTGGTAATACTTGACCAAGCATTTGACTCTGTGCTTGAGCAAAAGATGGTATTCTGCTTTCAGAACCCAATGCTTGAGCGCCTAAATTATACGCACCCCGCCCAGCTTCTAAGACAGCAAGTGCTGGAGAAGTAAATGCTTCATAGGCTGCTCTACCTGTTAAACCTATTTGACGACCTAATTCGTCAATCATTGAGCGTTTTTGTGGTGCAGGTTGTTGTGGTGCTTGTGTTTGTTGAGTTTCTACCGTAGTGACATCCGAAGGAGCCGCTACTGGTTGTGGCATGGGAACACCGCCACCTAACTGCTGAGACAATTCTAATAAATCATCTTCCGATAATGCAGTAGGAGAATTAATTGTTTGTCCATTAATTGTATACTTAGGCATTTTTATCCTTAATCTTCTACAGTTACAACTGTACCATTTTTAAGAGTAATAGTCTTTGTTTTCTTTTCTCCTGTTGTTGCTTGAGAAGTTCCAAAACCATACTCGTCAATACCTTGAGATTTTCTACGAGATTCAACACGAATTTTAGTTCTGTTCTCAGCATCAATAATAGATTGTTGGTAGCGTTTTAATGCTTGTAAAGTAGCTTCACTGTCGTTGCGTCCATAAGCTGCAATTAACGCTTGAGCAAAACGCAGCACATCCTTGTCGGTTTGTACACCTTTTTCAGCACTAACTTGTAAGTTTACAGCCGTATCTACTGCTGATTTTAATGCTTCAAAAGTACGACTTTCAGGTGTTGAATTACCAGAAGCGTTTCGTGCTAAATATTCAGCATTCTTTATTGGTCCCAACTCCAATGACCTTACACCTTTTTCATTTGGCGTTAATGCTTTAATTGAAGAATCTAACGCACTTCGCTGTGCAACATATGTATCAATTGTTTCTAAATCTTTACCTTCATCTTTTTGTAAACTTGCTGGAAGTACTTTAGGACCTTTTAAAGACGCAGCCAACGCAGCAATCTCTTTACGACCTTCCGTCATAATTCTAGCTATTTCTTTTTGGTCAGCACCACGCTGAATAGCAGCATCTAGTTGACCTTGAATACGCTCACGAGCAATTAATAATTGAGTATCTCTAGTAGCTTGTCTCTCTTCAACTTTAGTGCGAATCTCTAATGCTTTTTTAGCCAATGCGTCAGCAATATCAGGACGACCAGCAGCAGTTGCTTGTTGTGCGCCTCTGGTTAAAGATTCTAAGTCGGTAAAATCAACACCGCCTAGCAATTGTTGTTGTTGAGACACACGCTGCATAAGTGGGTCTTGAACTCCAAAGACACCACCAAGTTCTCTAATTCCTCTAGCACCCATAACATTAGCACCTAAGACAGAACCTAAGCCGGGTTGTTGTCCTTCTGCAGTTGCAACCTTGCTTGCAAAATCTAGCATTTGTTGCTCACGAGCAATATTTAACCCTTCAGGAGAAGCCCCAAATAAACCACCTACAATACTATCAAATTCTGCCATGATTATTCCTTATGCTAACCAATTTTGAATTGCTGGGATTTGACTAAAAATACCACCAACAGTGTTACCAATACCAGTAGCGGTTTGTCCTAATTGGTTGTAAGTACCTTGCATTGCTGCATTACCTAACAACGCACCTTCAGCGCCTAAACGAGCAGCCTCACGCTGTCCAGTTAGACCTAATTGTCCTGCATAGGCACCAGAAGCTGCTTGAGCTTTAGCAAGGTCTGTAGACAATGCTAAAGGTTGTCTAGCATATCCTTCTAGAGTGTTTGCAGCTCCAAATAGACCTGTGCCGGTATTAATCTGTGCGTTAAGGAGATTCTGAGCATATGTTGGTGCATTAGCAGATAGAGTAGCTTCTTCTCTAGCAAGTGCATTATAGTATGCAGCCATTTCAGGATTTGTTGCCATGAGACCCGCAGCATTAGGAGCATAACCAGCAACAGTTCCACCAGTTGCTAAACCACCTGTACCACGCTGATACTGACGATTGCGCAATTGTGCTAGTTGTTGTTCACGCCCCGGTGCTAACAAACCTTGTTGTTGAGCAATATATTGTTGTTGAATTGCTTGTGTGTCAGCAGTCGTTGGCAATGCTTGCGCACCTAGACCAAATAGGTTTTGAATCTGTTGTGATGTCTGTGCTGTTGGTGTGTATCCAGCAGACACTAACTGACCTGTTGCGGGGTCTACTTGGAATTGTGATGTTCCAAAAGCTGTGGTAATACCGATTGGTTTAAATGTAGCTTGTTGTTGCGCTCTAGCAGCAGCCTGTGCTACTTGTTGCGACTGTTGATTATATGCATTTTGAATTGCTTGGCGTTGTTGGCTAGACAAATAAGCATTTACACCACCGCCGAGTAAACCACCTAAACCAGTGTTTCCACCTGCACCTCCAGCACCGGAACCACCACGACTAGTCAACAAAGACCTTAATGCTTGTTTACCAAATTGTTTAGCATAATTAGTTAGCGAGGCTGTATCAAAACCAAGAGACTGTGCAGCTTGAATGTCAGCGCCAGAAGACAATACAATATTTCCATTAGCGTCTTGAATAATATCGCCAAGTTCTCCGGGAATGACTGAATAGTTCGGACCATATAGTCCTCCGCCACCCATATTAAAGTCTTCGCCTGTGCCGCTAAAAATGCCGCCCATATTAAAGTCTTCGCCAGCTCCAGTAAAGCCACCGTTTGTCAGTTCTCCAGTAAATGGATTGAAATTACCATTACCAGTCATAAAGTCATTTATATTCATATTATTTAGTAATCCTGCTCC